AAAGTGACTGTTCGAAAAGGCGATGACATCACGACGATGAGGTCTGAATAATGCTTACCCTACTGTCAACCATCGCCAGCTTCCTGACTGGGGGCTTGCCAAAAATCCTCGACCTTTTCAAAGACCGTGGCGACAAAAAACACGAGCTGGAGATGATGCGAATCTCCATCGAGCGTGAAACCCAAATGGCCGAGCGCGGCTTCGTTGCACAACAGCGCATCGAGGAGATCAGGGCAGATGCCGCAGCGGCGCAGGCGATGACCTCGGAAAAGCTGGCACTATATAAGCACGACACCGACATCGGCAAAGGCGCGAGCCAGTGGGTGATTGGTCTTCGCGCCTCGGTTCGTCCGGTCATCACTTACTGCATGTTCTTTATGCTGTGCGCCATCAACCTGTTTGGCTGCTGGTACGCCGTGAAGCAAGGCGTGCCTTTTGAAGAGACACTAAGCCTTCTGTGGGACGACGAGACGCAGGCGCTGTTTGCCTCGATCATTGCGTTTTGGTTCGGGTCGCAGGCGTTTGAAAGCCGTGCGCGTCGGTGATGCAGGCAGGGCGCTAATCAAGCATTTCGAGGGCGTCCATCGTCGCCCTTACCTTTGCCCCGCGATCCTTTGGACCGTGGGTGTTGGACGAGTCCTCTACCCCGAGCAGAACAAGCTCAAGGTGCCGGAGCGGAAGCTGTACCCCCTGAAGCCCGAACACGACCGAGAGTGGACCGATGAGGCAATTGATCTACTTTTTGATGCAGACCTGCTTAGGTTTGAGAGCGGTGTTCTGCGACATTGTCCTGATAGCGTTACTAGCCAAGGCCAGTTTGACGCCTTGGTTGCCTTCAGCTTTAATTGCGGCCTTGGTGCCCTTCAGGCTTCTACACTCCGTCGTCTTTACAATGCCGGGGATATAGCCGGTGCAGCAGACGAGTTTGTAAAATGGAACAAAGGCGGGGGCAGGATATTACCGGGACTGACCCGGCGCAGGCTGGCAGAGCAGGCGCTGTTTTTGTCGTAGTTGTGCCATAATACCCCCACCAAAGGGTCACCGTTATGCTCAAGAAGATACAACTCAAACCCGGGGTAAATCGTGAAAATACCCGCTATACCAACGAAGGTGGCTGGTACGAGTCTGAGAAAATTAGATTTCGCCAAGGGACACCTGAAAAGATCGGTGGGTGGCAACGCATTTCTAGTTATACCTATCTGGGCGTATGCCGGTCTCTTTGGAACTGGATAACCCTTGGCGGGCAAAACATCGTTGGTGTCGGTACTAACCTGAAGTTCTATATTGAGCAGGGCGGGCAGTACTACGACATTACCCCTATCCGGTACACTGTAGTCCTCACTAACCCCTTTACCACTACTAACTTATCCACAACAGTACTTGTCACCGATGTGGGGCATGGCTGCGTAACCAACGACTTCGTTACCTATAGCGGAGCTAGTACGTTTAACGGGGTTACCCTAAACGGGCAGTACCAAGTCACTGTAATTAACGCCAACACCTACAACATTACGTATGCGTCTGCTGCTACTGGCACGGGTGCAGGGGGCGGCACAGTTACGGCGGCTTACCAATTAAACACTGGCTCGGAAATAAGTACACCACTTACAGGGTGGAGCGCAGGTGCGTGGGGTGCGGGTAGTTGGGGTAATGGCGGCACTAACTACACGCCGATTCGACTTTGGAGCCAGTCTAACTTCGGGGAAGACCTGATATTTGCTTATCGCGGTGGTGTTATATGTTACTGGGAGGCAAACCTAGGCACGGGCACACGCGGCACTTTGCTAACTGCTAGCGTCGGGGCTTCTGACGTACCTACTATAGTTAACGGGGTTCTCGTATCAGATACTAGCCGCTTTACCTTTGCGCTTGGGTGTAACGAGCTTGGGTCTGGTTTACTCGACCCGATGCTTATCCGTTGGTCTGACCAAGAAAACCCTGCTATGTGGACTCCGTCTATTACTAACCAAGCGGGTAGCCTACGCCTGTCTCACGGTTCCGAGATCATTACGGCGGTGCAGTCACGGCAAGAAGTTCTGGTATGGACTGACTCTACACTTTACGCCTTGCAGTATCTTGGTGCGCCGGATGTGTGGGGCTCACAGTTGCTAGGTGATAACTTGTCTATCGCAAGTCCCAACGCGGTAGCCTTTGTTGGTGGTGCGTCGTACTGGATGGGGCAAGATAACTTTTATGTGTATGACGGTGCAGTGCGCATCTTACGCTGTGACTTACGTAGGTTTGTGTTTAACGATATTAACCTTTTACAGTATGAGCAAATATTTGCCAGCACTAACGGGGGATTCAACGAGGTCTGGTGGTTCTACTGCACCGCCGCTTCTAATACCATTGACCGGTATGTTGTGTATAACTATATGGAAGACATCTGGTACTACGGCTCTATGGCGCGTACTGCGTGGTTGGACTCTGGGTTGCTCTCTTACCCACTTGCCGCGACTTACAGCTTCAACTTGGTTAACCACGAGTACGGTACCGACGATGCGGTGACGGCGACTCCCGCTGCTATTTACTCTTCTATTACGTCTGCCCAGTTTGACTTGGACGACGGGCATCAGTTCAGCTTTATCTGGCGCGTATTGCCTGACGTAACATTTAGTGGGTCTACGGCGCAGTCCCCCGCGATAGTGCTGACTTTGCTACCTTTGAAAAACTCAGGCTCTGGGTATAACAGTCCGTTGTCGGTAGGTGGTGATGCTGACGCTACTATTACGCGGTCTGCGGTTATTCCTGTTGAAGAGTTCACTGGGCAAGTATATACCCGGCTACGGGGTAGGCAGATGTCAATGCAGGTAGAGTCTACTGCGCTGGGTGTAGCGTGGCAGTTGGGCGCTCCTCGTTTGGATATCAGGCCCGACGGTCGCAGGTGATCTAAATGGCGATTACGATTACCCAAATACCTGCACCGGCATTACCGCAGGCGCCAGACGAGTATGACAAAGCCTACATGGACGGGTTAAATAAAGTATTGCGCATATACTTCAATCAGTTAGGTGCAATACGACAATACAATGCAGCGCGGTTAAACTTTAGCTTAGATACACTTCCTACTCAGGTTGACCTGCCCAACTTAAGGATAGGCGACGTGTACCGGGATACCACTGACGGGGTTCAAGAGACAAGTCAGATGCTCCGAATAAAGACCGCTATATACGCTACAGTTACCGCTGCTAGTGTAGGCAGTACAGGCAGTGTGGGTACTGTGGCTATCGTGATAACTCCGTAGGATAAGGATATGAGTGAATACGACGAACTTTTAAGGCTATGGGACAGTAGCCCTGCAGCGCGGGAAGCGTACCGGGCGGCGGCAAACCAAGCGACAAAAGCAGCTACCACTGGAATGCTAGAGGGGGCTGCGGGGACTGCGACTGGCGGGTTGGGGTCGATACTCTCGTCGGTGGTTAACCCACTTAGCACAATCTATTCTATTTACAGTATCTTCAAGGGCCTCAACGATGCTAAAGAAGCCGAGCGGGAAGCAGCGCGCATAAAATATGAAACAGCTGCAAAAGAGATGAAGGACCAAGGGTTTGACATAGAATCCGTATACGCGCCTTCTGTATTCGACACATCACAGTACGATGATATAGCGGGTATACCCACCAGCATGACACCAGCGGAGATGAGTGCGTATGCACAACGCTCAGCAATGGATCAGTATCTTGCAAACTCGTTCAACCCGGTAGACACGGTTACCGATTACGGCAGAGACGTAGTGGACACGGTAGCGGGTATCCTTAAAGCCAATGACACCCTCAAGGGAGTAATTTTTGGACCGGGTGGAGTAACGGGCAACGTCATTTTTGGTGGTGGTGTTGGGCCTATCCCCGGGGGCGACCCTGCGATTTACACAGGCACTTACGGTGGGGTTGACACTGGAGTAACCACAGGCATTCCGGTGATTGATGCTGCTATCCAAAAGGTAGTAGGGCAAACGGTTGGGGGCGAAACCACGACCGCTGACGTAATCATAGAAACTGTCGCCAACGCGACGGGTATCCCCATAGATGAAGCCATCGACATCCTTAAAAGCACTGGGGTTTTGACCCCCAACACAGGTGCCAACACCAACACAGGTGCCAACACCAACACAGGCGCCAACACCAACACAAGCGCCAACACCAACACAGGCGCCAACACAGGCGCCAACACAGGTACCACTGTCTCCAACGACCCAACCGGGGGCACTACAGTGGGGGTCAGCAACGAGCCATCGCTTTACGATAAAATTTTGGATTGGCTGAAGAATAACAAAGATGCCACTGACGAAGAAATCCGAACCGCTGCCGAGAAGGCGAAGGTTACACCAGCAGATATTGCCAAGGCCACGGGCGCTTCGGTAGAGGACGTGCAAGAACGGTGGGATGTGGTGGACCAAGTGCGGAACGCAACAACGCCTACAACTCCGACGCCTATTGATGTAACGCCTACGCCTACAACTCCGACGCCTATTGATGTAACGCCTACGCCTACAACTCCGACGCCTATTGATGTAACGCCTACGCCTACAACTCCGACGCCTATTGATGTAACGCCTACGCCTACAACTCCGACGCCTATTGATGTAACGCCTACGCCTACAACTCCGACGC